CGTTATACATCACCCAGCCGGCAGCAACGCCCATAGCATATTCTATATCATCGTTTTCTATATTCGCATAAATATCGTTATATCGTTCGCAGACCGCATCACATTCAGCTATATCTGCTACATCTTCAGGGTTAATCTCATCTGGAAGCTGCTCAGACATTTGAAATTCCTCGGCAACTGCAAAGTCAACCAAATTGTCAAGCGCAGCCAACAATACGGTACGCTGTACTTCTTCCAGTTTAGTGAGATTATCGTTATGGCTTCTGATAAGCTCCATAGCTTTTTCAAAATCCATACCAAACCCATTGATAGCATGATTCATTGCAAATTCAGCTCGCAAATCCATCATTTCTTCCAACAAGTCCCAGCGGTCTTCCATGTTACCATAGTTATCCAAGAACTTCTTGAAAATTGCGTAGATAGCTAAATATTCAGCCTTATCTTTGTCTTCTTTATCCTCCGACTCGGCTTTGACGGAAGAGAAATCGCTATCTTTTATTCCTCTTCCGATAGAAAATTTACCGAGCCTTCAGCTCCTGAAGAATCTTTTTTCTTTTCACCTCTACGATGGCCAAAACGCTTATAATATTCTTCATCAGACATAATACCTCGGTCATGCGAACCACGTTGTCCAGTCGTGCCATCGCCATCATCGCCTATTGCAGCAGCGGCAATAGAATTGAACTGTTTGCCAACGATAATGCCAAACTCCTTCTCAATTTCGTCTGGAGCAACCTCGTATTTATCTGTGATGAACGAATACAAAGCAATTTTGTCTTTATTGCTCATCTCAGCACGGTTAGCGTACTTGAACTCCAAACCATCAGGAAGATACCCCATTTGAACCAATCTTGGAAGGATTTCCTCGTTCATGGTATCTTCGATATAGCCACGGTAGGTATCAATGCGCTCACGAAAAATATCTTGATGAGCTGTGGTCGAGCCAACATACGACTGGGTTTCACCAGCCATTGATTCGGAGCCGACAATAAGGTTAGATACCTCCTTGTTTACAAAATCCATCAAGCTACTGTAAATATGTTCCGAGTTAGACATAGTAAATGTTTTTACATCTACCGAGTCATTCAAGCCAGTAACAATAATCTTGTTCTGAGCAGCATTGGCAATATTTTGGGCCAATCGTTGACGGTCGGCTGTACTTTCAGATTCAGTTTTACCATGAATAATCGGCTGTCCATAAGTATGACTGAAGTTGACATAATTAGCCAGAGTAAACTTCTTTGCCAAAATCAAAGGAGTCGTAGCTGAGAACAAACCAAGTGTGCCGGTGTTAATCAGCACATAGTTAGTCTTATACTGAGCGGAATCTAAGTCCCAGCCGGGATTCCATTGCCCCTGACGTTGAACCACTCGCCCTTGGTTAGCTAACACGTTGCGTCTTTCAACAATGTTCACCTCAGCAAGCTTGCCGGTCAAAGGATTAATGTCCGGCATAATCTCCAAAACCGTGTAACCATACCATTTGGCTTCAACAATGCCCTGAATAATCTTGGTGAACTGAGAACCTTGAATCTTGCGAGTAGCTTCGATGTCCTTCACATACTTGCCACCTGAATTTTGACGAGCAAGCATATATCGCTCACCGATAATCTGGGATTCAACGGTTTCCAGTACAGCAGCCAAATGCGCATCTTGTTGAACACACGCTTCATAGAGGTCCATAAGTGGTCCTCTATCATCAAGCACAACCCCACGAGTTACCTGAGATTGCACCGACTTATATCGACAATGGCGATCTATCTCTCTGACATATTCCTGAATCGTCTTTTTACTGGTTCGGAATATACTTTCCAGTGGAGTGCCAAAGAATGTCGCTTCGTTGTTAGTACCTTCCATCGTTTTAACTTTATGAAGAATAGTAATGCTCGACCCTATTGGTTCTAAACACCATCAAAAAGATTATCAAGATTGACCTCTTACAAATAGTCAATTTTCGTTCAGTTCGCTATATCAAAAGTGAAATTTTAGAATACTGTATAACAGCGATTTAAGTATTTTTGAAATGTTAAATTGATAAATTTCATTTGTCAATTTAGATAATAGTATTACCTTTGCGACAGAAATCTCATAATAAACAATTACGCAAATGAGCAACAATTTTTTTTATTTCCGAATCAAGATGACTTACAAAGACACTGCTGACAACGGTGCCATTGTAACAGTCAAAAGTGAAGACTTGGTTATGGCTTTAAGCTATACCGAGGCCGAAGCAATCGCCTACAAACTATCTGAAGGTAAAGATGAGTTTGGCGAAGTAAGCATAGAAATCATCAAAACCAAGATTGACGAAATTGCGTTCAACGAAGCGTTCTTGGTTGACGAACATCTTACGTGCGGACTTGTCACCTACTACTTCGAGGACACTGAAGAAACCGAGGTTGGCTTGTACCAAACTCAAATCACATTCTATGACATGGATGAACGTACCGGCAAAACAAAATCTACCACAGAGACCATTTTTGTTCCGGCAAATTCATCATCAGAAGCAATTGAGAATATCCACAAGTATCTCAAACAAGTTCAAGAGACACGTGAATATTCAATACGCAACGTCAAATACGACAAAGCGCAATCGGTTATGGTATCGGTGGAAGAACACCAGAAGAATATTGGTAAATAATGACCAAGCCCAATGGGGCTGGCAAGGTTATCAATATAAAATGTACTGAGGTATCATTGCCGGAATTTCCCCACTTATATTTTGGGACACATTTTGACGGTAGCAGATTATTTGATGCTACAAAATATCTGAAACAAAAAGACCCCGAACACAGGCTTTCAGTCGATGAATTTTTTGACAAATTCGACTTTCAAATTAAGGCAATAGCCCAATCATATCGACTATCTCTTGACAAATTAGTGTACATCAATGTAGAGGGGCATCAATTGATTGACGGATGTCTGTGCTATCCGTTCCTATCTTATATTGACCCGCAATTCTGTGCGTATATGAACGAAGTGGTTGACGAGATGTTTACCACAGGCACGGCTATATCCGACACGCACCTATTAACTTTAGTAAAGAAAAGGCTGTCACCAGAATTGCTAAAGCAACTTTGGGATGGAGAAAACAACATGGCATAAACCAAAAGCTGTTTTAGTTTTCAATCGTCGCAAAGTCCTCACTCTTATTGCATCCTCAGTCAATGAATCTGCAAAATTTAGTGGTCTCAGACCGGGCAACATATCAAAAGCCTGTACTGGAGGTTTGATTTCAAACGGCAAGTATTATTTTCGATATATTGACCCTGAAGTAGAAGTTGAATTGGCAGATGTTGGGACTCTAAAACTGGAAGAATATGACCAGCTATGTGGTATAGAACGACCGGTTTATGCAACGATGAAAATGAATAGAAAAAAATGGAAGTATAACAAAAACAACTAATCAATCATGCAAGTTACAGTAAAAGTAGTTAACAACTCTCAGAATCCGGTTCCCAGCTATGCCACTTCAGGCTCAGCTGGCATGGACCTCAAAGCAAATGTTGAAAGTGCTATTACCCTCAACCCCGGTCAGCGTGTGCTGATTCCTACAGGCCTTCACATCCAATTGCCTGAAGGTTACGAAGCACAAATTCGCCCACGTTCAGGCTTGGCTCTCAAACATGGTATCACAGTTCTCAATGCACCCGGCACAATCGACAGCGACTATACTGGTGACGTTGGCGTTATCCTATTTAACGCTGGTAGCGAACCCTTTGTTATCAACAACGGAGACCGCATCGCTCAAATGGTAATCGCTCAATATGCCAAAGCTAACTGGAAGGTTATTAAAACCCTCGAAACTACAGAACGTGGTGATGGTGGCTACGGTCATACCGGTATCTAATCATTCAAGGGGAAGCTTATATAAATCTGTGTAAGCTTCCCCTTATTGTTTCACATCAAAAATCATTATCAAAATGCCAGACCCATTAAAAGAAAAAAGCCGCATATTAGCTGAGAAATTAGCTAAGGCAAATGCCAATTACCGTATAGGCATACCAACCATGTCTGATGCGGAATATGACCGACAAATCGCACAATTGCAAGAATTAGACCCCGACAACGAATGGCTGCATAAGGTAGAGCCGGTTCCAATCGAAAACAAACGTAAGGTCAAACTTCCGGTACCCATGAAATCGCTTAACAAAGCGAAATCATTAGCTGAAGTAAAAGCATGGGCGAAATCATTGGCTCTTACCGAATCAACAACTATAACAATCAATCCCAAATTTGATGGCCTGTCACTGCTACACGATGAGGTAACAGGCAAAACCTATTCTCGTGGCGGTGCTGAGAATGAGGGGCAAGATTGCACACCTCACTATAAGAAGCTCAAAACCGTTCAGCCCAAAGAAGCTACAGCCTTATTCACGTATGGTGAACTTGTCTTCAACCGCCAATCATGGCGCACTAACTTTGAAGGCAAAACATCTCCTGAAACCGGAGACAAATATCGCTCTCCCAGAAACACAGCAGCCGGACTCCTTAACCGCAGTGAAGCATCAGACCTACTTCAATACTTGGATTTCTACCGTTATGGTATTGACGATTTTGTGCTTCAAGAACATACGCAATATTCTGAGGTGTTAGGCTTGTTATCAGAACGTTTCTCACAACCCAACCTACAATGGACCGGAACATTCAAAGACCTATCAGACGAAATGCTTATGGACTTGTTCAAGCAGTGGTCGCAACTATACTACATTGACGGTCTTGTAATCTATATCAATGACCTGAGAATGTGGGAGCGTATCGGCAGACAGCAAACTTCAGGCAATCCTCTTTATGCTATCGCATACAAGCACCCCGACTTTACCGAATCTTTTGAAACGACCGTCAAAGGTATTACATGGAACGTCAGCAAGGCCGGTGCTTTGAAACCGGTAGTCAATATTGAAATGGTTGACACTGGCGATTGTAATATGGAAAACCCTACAGGCTATAATGCTTCGTGGGTTGACAATCACAAAATCGCTCCGGGAGCAAAAATCCTTGTCACTCGTTCAGGCGGTGTAATACCTAAAATTCTCGAAACACTTGTTGAACCCACTGAAGAAGCAATTGCTCAGCAACGCGAAGCTCTTAAAGTATGCCCTGTTTGTGGTGCTGCGACTAAATGGGATGAGCCTGAAGTGTATTGCACGAATCCGGACTGTAGTGGTGTCAAGCTCGCCAAAATCATATTTTTCTTCACTACCGTGGGCGTTGAGAATATGGGCGAAGAACTCTTTAAGAAACTCTACCAATCAGGATTCACAACCATCAAACAAATTCTCAACATCACCTTCAGAGATTTAGTACGTATTGAAGGCATAGGTGATGGTATTGCCAACATCGTGCTGGACAATATGAAGAAAATCAAAAAGGGCGTTGAGCTAACAACCCTCATGCACGCCAGCGATTGCTTTAAGGGCATTGGCAAAGTCAAAGCTCAAAAGATTCTCTCGAACATGGATGGCTATGACATGGAGAGTTTTTTTCATGGAACTCTGGTTGAAGTGCAAGAAGAACCTGAAATACAAAACGGCAAAATGCAATTGTCAGTAACCTTGCAAGCGTTCTATTCAGGAGCTAACCCATTCTACCGCTTCGTGCAAGAAAACGAAATACCGATTATCATGCCATCTGAGCAGAAGGTTAGCAGCGATAAATTAGCAAACTTCAATGTTTGCTTCTCAGGTATTAGAGACAAGAACTTAGAAGACAAGGTTGTTGTAAATGGAGGTAAAATTGCCAACGGTGTGTCTAAAACCACTACTCATCTGGTAGTCAAAGACACCAACGCAACATCTTCTAAGATTGCCAAGGCTCAAACGCTCGGAATCGAGATAATCAATATAAAAAAATTTACATCTGTAATTAACTCGTTAACAGCGAATTAATATAAAGTTTATATTTAGATTGACAAATTATCTCGTCTAAACTTGTCTAATTGAAATAAATCACTTACCT